ACCGCCGATCCGCACTCGCACGAGCGCTGGACGGCGCGAGGAGCCTCCTCCCGTGATCGAAATCCCCTGCAGCCCCTCCGGCGAGTCCGATTGGACGCAACGCACTGCCCTCGCGGGCGCGGACTACTTGCTCCGCTTCCGCTGGTCACAGCGCGCGGGCACGTGGTCCCTCACGCTCTCCGATGCGGACGGAGCGCCGATCGTGTCGGGCCTCGCGCTCGTGTGCGGCGTCCTCCTCCTCGAGCGCGTGGCCGACCCGCGGCGACCGCCGGGAGACCTCCTCGCGCTGGACGTGTCCGGCCTCAACGACTCCGATCCCGCGTGGCCGGACCTCGGAGCGCGCTTCGCGCTGGTGTACCTCGAGCCGTCGGAGCTCTCGTGATCTTCGGCCGTCGCTGGCGCGTCCAGGTGGGCGACCTCGAGGTCTCGGACCTTGACCTGACTTTCACGCTCAAGCGCACGCTCCGCACGCGGCCGGGCGAGGCCGTGATCAAGCTCTACAATCTCGGGACGCCTCACCGCACGAGACTCCTCTCCGAGCGTCGGCCGATTGTGCAGCTCTCCGCGGGCTACGATCCGCCTCCGCTGCTCTTTCGCGGCGACGCGCGGAAAATCGAGGTCTCGAGAGACGGCAGCGATTGGATCACGACGATCACCGCAGGCGACGGCGAGCACGCGATCCGCACCGCCCGCGTCGCAACGGCCTTCGCTCCGGGCACCCTCCTGGCGGACGCTGTGAGGTCTCTCGCGGCCTCAATCGGCCTCGGCCTCGCGGGCGCGGCCGCACTCACCTCCGCGCGCCTCGAGGAGGGCGCGGTCGTGCGCGGCCAGGCCGCCACGGAGCTCACCCGTCTGTGCGCTTCCGCGGGCCTGTCCTGGTCTGTGCAGGACGGCACGTTGCAGCTCCTCGCCGTCGGCCGCGGACTCTCGCGCGTCGCACTCGAGCTCTCGCCCGACACGGGCCTAGTCGAAAGCCCGACGAAGGCGAAGGGCGCGACCGTCAAAGCGAAGGCCCTCCTCCTCCCGGACCTCGTGCCCGGCCGTCTCGTGTCCCTGCGATCGGAGACCGTCACCGGCACGTACCGAATCGAAGAGGTGGAGGCAACCGGCGACACGCGCGGCGACGATTGGTACGCGGATCTCACCCTTCGACCTCCTCGAGCGTGACGTGAGCGAAAGACCCGTAGATCCCGACTTGGTGGACGTGCTCGACGCACGGCAGGAGGCCCTCCTCCTCGAGCTGGACGTCGCGATCCCGGCGCGAGTGCAGGCCTACGACGCCGCGCTGCAGACCGCGGACGTCGTCCCGCTCCTCCGTCGCCCGGTGCCGCGGCCCGGTGGCGATTTTGAGTTTGACGCGGACCCGGTGGTTCCCTCCGTGGCGGTGCTGTGGCCGCGCGTCGGCGCGTGGGGCCTCTCGCTCGCGCTCGCTCCCGGCGACACCGGGCTCCTCGTGTGCTGCGACGGAGACGTGGCGACGTGGCGCGCAGGCGATGGGGGCGTTGTCGAGCCGCTGAACCTCCAGCGACACCACCTCTCACACGCGGTCTTCCTGCCGGGCCTGCACCGGCGCGCCGCTCCCCTCGAGGCCGCGGCCTCCGGCTCCGCTGCGGCCGTGCTCGGCAGCTCCTCGAGCACCGGGCCGCGCGTCGTGATCCGCTCCGGCGGCGACGTCGAAATAACCGTTGGAGGGTCCGTGCGGGTGCGCGTCGCGGCCGACGGCACCGTGCACCTCGGAGACTCCACTGCGGCGTCGCTGGTGGCCCTCGCGACGCTGGTGGAGGCCCGCCTGGAGGCGATCGTGGCGGCCTTCAACGCCCACACGCACGTGGCCCCTCCCGGCGGCGGAGCGACCGCGGTCCCGGTCCCGCTGATCACCGGCTCCAACGCCGTCGGCGCGGCGCGCGTTCGGGCGACGTGAGGTCGAAGCGAGGTCGAAGCGAGGTCGAAGCGAGGTCGAAGCGGCGTGGCAAGGTTGCGTGGCAGTACCCTCTTGCGCCCGGCCCGCGCCGCCGCGCACCCTCGCCCCGTGCGTGACCTCGCTCTGGACTCCGACGGCGATCTTGAGCTCTCCGCCGGGCGCGCGCGGCTGACGGCGGAGGAGGACGGCGAGAACGTCTCGCAGCGACTCCGCGTCAGGCTGCGACTGTGGCGCGGCGACTTCGCGCTGGACACCCGCGTCGGCGTCCCCTTCCGCCGGTGGCTTGGTGTGAAGGGCGAGGCCAGCGTGGCGCTGGCGGAGGCCGTCCTCCGGCGCGCCGTTGCGACGTGCCCCGGCGTCGGGCGCGTCGACGCTTTTGCGTTCGCGTTGGACCGCGCGACACGAGCCGCGAGCGTGACATTCTCCGTCACCACGAACACGGGCGTCCCGGTCTCCGACCGCGTCTTCCTCGAGGGCGCATGAGCGGCCTCGAGGCAACGGGCTGGGTCGCGAAGAGCGCGGACGAATTCGCGGCCGACATGGTCGCAGCGCTTCGCGCGTCGCCCGCCTTCGGGCCGGACGTTGACACGTCCGGAGAGAGCGTGATCGGACAGCTCCTCGCCGTCTTCGCCTCGCAGCTTGCGTCGACGCACGAGGCCGCGGGCCTCGTGTACGCCTCGCGCGACCCTCGAGGCGCGACGCTTGCGGGGCTCGACGTAGTGGCCAGCCTCACCGGCACGACACGCCGCGCGGCGACCAAAGGCACCGTCACGCTCTCCGTGACGCTCGCCGCTGGCGTGACCCTCCCGTCGGGATCGATCGCGCACGTCACGGGAGACCCCACCAATCGCTGGGTCACGCTCGCCGCGGCCACGAACTCGAGCGGATCGACCGCGGTGATCACCGTCAACGCGGTGGCCGAGACCGCCGGTGTCTATGCCGCCAACGCCGCGACAATCATTGCGATTGCGACGCCTTACACGGGCTGGACGGCGGTCACGAACGCGGCCGACGCGGCACCGGGCTCCGCCGCGGAGAGTGACGTCCAGCTCCGCGCCCGCCGGGAGCGAGAGCTCCGCGCCCTCGCGTCCTCGAGCCTCAACGGCATTCGCGCGGCCCTCGCCGCGGTGACCGGAGTCTCCTCCGTCTCCCTCGAGGAGAACGCCACGCCAGCCTTCGACGCGGTGCGCGTGCTCCCGCCGAACACGCTCCGCGCGACTGTGCAGGGAGGCACGGATGCGGACGTGGCCGCGGCCCTCTTCGCCTCGCGACCGGCCGGAATTGCGACCGCGGGCTCCGTGTCCGTGGTCGTGACAGACGCCGGAGGATTTTCGCGCACGACGCGCTTCTCTCGGCCGACCACCGTCAACGCGTACGCGCTCGTGCGCGTGGTGGTGGACGCGGCCACCTATCCCGGCGACACCGCCCTCGCGGCCGCAATCGCCAACGTCACCACGGGCCAGCTCGCCGGGCAGCCGATCCGAATCTCGAGCCTCATCACCGCGGCCCTTGCCGTGACCGGCGTGGTCGACTGTCTCGAGGCCCGCGCGGGCCGCTCCGGCACCGCGCAGTATCCGAGCAACCTCACCGCGGCACCGCAAGAGGTTTTGAAGTTGGCCACGGCGCGAGTGACCGTCGTGCGGGTGGCCGCGTGACGGAGCCCGATCGGATCACGTCCCACGAGCTCGTGGCGACGCACGTGGAGGATGGCCTCGCCCTCTTCGCGAGGCAGTTCGCGACGCAACCGCGGCTCGAGGCCCTCCTCCGCGCGGCCCTGGCGTCTGTGCAGACGGTCGAAACGGACACGTGGGCCCTCTATGCTCTCGGGATCGCGGAGAGCTCTGGCGCGGCGCTAGACCAGATCGGGAGCCTCCTCCTCCTCGCCCGCCCCGCGAGTCTCTCCGACGCGGCCTATCGCACGGCGCTCACGGCGATCGTGCGGGCGCACCGCTCGAGCGGGACAGCGGTCGACCTCCTCGCGGTCGCGCGGATCATCGTCGGGAGCTACGCCCTCACGCTCTCCGAGCCCTCGCCCGCGACGGTGATCGTGGAGCCCGTTGCGACTCCGCCGGTGTCCGCGGAGCTCTGCGCTGCCATCCTCGCGCGCGGCGCGCCCGCGGGCGTGGCCCTGCAGGTGGTGGACGTGCCCGCGACGACTTTGTTCACGTTTTCGGCGGACGCGGAGCTTGCGTCCTCCTCCTCCACTCTCGGATTCAGCGATACCGCCGGGAGCACCGGCGGGGCCCTCGTGGGCGTGGTGATGGCATGAGCTTTCGACGACCCGCGGCCGTGCCGCGATGGGCCTGGGGTGCGGGCGCGACGCTCGTGCAACCTCCGAGCGGGAGCGCGGAGGCGGGATTCACTACGTCGCAGCGCCCGCCCGCGCAGTGGTTCAACTGGCAACTGAACGCCCTCGGCGCGTGGGTCGATTTCCTCCG